GTCCGGGAGCAGCACCCACCCGGACGACGCGAGCGCGACTCCGGCGATCGTCATCCCGGTCGTCACCTGCACGTCGTCGATCTCCACGCACCACAGCGACAGCCGCGGGTCGTAGAAGGCCGGCCCGCGGTAGACGCGCGCGGTCGGCGCCGCGAGGGTGCCGAACTGCCGGTGGAGATGATCATCGACCAGGCGAGACGCACCCGTGATCCACAGCGCCGTTTCCACGTCGTCGAGCGCGTCAGCAGAACGCGCGAAGGCGTTGAACTCCGCAACGGTGATGTAGTCCGGCTTCCATGGCACGGGCGCGCCTCACTCCTCGATCAGACCTGCGTGTCCGCGGCGCCGGCCGCGGGCGCCGCCGGCTCGACTGCGGACGCCGGCTGCGCGCCGCGTACGGGCGCGTCCGCGGCCAGAACGCCCCGGGCCACGGACGGGTAGACGAAGTCCACGCCGCGGATTCCCTCGCGCTCCTGCGCCGTCTGCGCCTGCGCGCGCCGGAGGTTCTCGCGACCCTGCTCCGTCTTCACCGTGATGTCGAAGTCCGACGCGAGCAACTGCCGGCCGGTGGTCGCGGAGTTGACGACGCCGTTGATTTCGAGCGCCTGCCGGTCCCCCTCGCACAGGAAGTTCGGATCGGGCGCCGCGAGGGTGACCAGCGCCGGGGACGCGCCGCCGGCCCGGGCGGACGCGAGCTCTCCCTGCAGCCGCTCCACCTGCGCCTGCAGCGCGTCGCGCTGCGCTTCCACGGCCGCCTTCGTTCCGGGCCGCGGCTCCCCGTTCGGGTTGTTCTCTTCGTCGTCGGACATCGGATCTCCTTACACAGCAACGGATTCGGGACGGTGGCGCCGTCGAGCCGGATGGCGGTCCGGCTCGACGACGGGTCCGGCTAGACCGGGTCGTACACCACTTCGCGGACCTTGTTCGCGTCGAGCAGCGCGGTTGCCTTGTAGCCGAAGAGACCGATGTCCACCCACGCCACGCGCCACGTGATGTCGATCTTCTGCGGCGCGGTCGCCCAGCCGGCCACGCCGTCCGGGTCGAAGAGCCACGAGCTCGCGGCGACGGAGCCGGTGGCCGCGGTCGCCCACGCCGGGAGCCACGTCACGCCGTGCGCCTGAATCGCGCGGTACCCCGCGTCCGTCGTACCCACCGCGTTCTGCGGGCCGAGCTCCGGGTAGAGCCGCCGGCCTGCGGAGTCCTTCGCCTTCGCGAGCGCCTTGAAGAGGTCGATCTGCGTGAACGCCTTCCGGAAGCGGTTGCCGCCCCGGATGAAGTTGAGCGGGATGATCCCGTCCGCCACCGCCTGATCGAGTGCGGCATCGACGGCAGCCGTGGTGATCGTGATGTCCGTGATGCTCGCGGCCTGCGCCACGAAGAACGCCTGCGCGCCGGCTTCGAGCGCTTCGTAGTAGGCCCGGGTCATCTGCGTCCAGATCAGGCCGGACGCCTGCGGGTTGCCGCCCTGATCGAACGCCTCACGCGTGTATTCGATCTTGCCGGACACGGCGGTCGGGGTGATCGTCTGCGCGGTCGCGGTGAACGCGCCCGGGGTCGGCTCCGTGCCTTCGACGTGCGCGGCGACCAGGCCGGACGACGTGTTGAACTTCGGCACCACGAACGGCGTGATGTCTTCGAGCGTCCCCTTGTTGATCGCCTCCCACAGCGGGTACGTGTAGTCCATCTGATCGACGTAGAGGTCCGGCCGGTTGCGGTTCGGGTTCAGCGCCGCGACGTTGCCGGACGTGACCGCGAACTCCTGTTGCGCCTTCTGAATCGTGAGCGCGGCCAGCGCGGAGCCGTCCGCGAATGCCTGCTCCACCCACGACTGCGCGCGGTCCCGGGCGCCGAGGTCGCCGTTCTTCCACCCCTCGAAGAGATCCGTCGAGAAGTCGTGCGAGCCCTTCCGGAGGTTGCCCTTCCGGTCGAAGCGGTACGGCGCCGGCTCGATCACCTGCGCGGAGAACTGCGGGTTCGCGTTCACCGTCTGCGCGACCTGCGCCGCGTTCGGGATGAGCTGCATCCCGTGCTGCGCGGCCCACGCCGCGAACTGCGTGACGTCCATCGGTCCGTAGCCGGTGGCCGGTGGCTGCGGGTCGTTCGGCTGCGGCTGCGGCTGCGGCTGCCCCGGGGTCGGCATCGGCGCCGGCTGCGGCTGCGGCTGCGGCTGTGCGAAGCCGGCCGCGGCCTGCGCCTGCCGAAGCGAAGCGGCGTACGTCGCGCACGCGATGCCCGCGGCGTGACGGTGGCCGCAATGCGGACAATTCATGTCGTGCCCTCCTGTAAGGCTCGCGGCCACTTTGGTCACGCGCGCGTCGTTCATCACTGGCATCGGGGTGGAGGAAACCTCGCGCAACGTCGCGCGGTGAACGTCCCACACTTGATCTTCGTCGTTCCACTCCGCGTCGACCGGGTTGCCGTCCCGGTCGAAGAGCTCGAAGTCCACGCCCACGGAGAGCCCGTTGTAGAGCCCGTGCTCCGCGTCGAAGAGGAGTTGATCACGTTCGACCTTCTCCCGGGAGCCGTCGACCCCGGACAGGACGGAGAGCTCGACGGAGAAGCCGGAGCTCCCGTCCGTCGAGTTGGTCATGGCACCGACCGGGGTGACGTGATCCTTGAAGTGCTTCACGTGCGCGTCGTATTCGAGCGACCCGGGCAGGAACCGATACGCGATCCCGTACTTCCGCCCGATCACGTTGTACGGCAGCGCGAGCCCGGAGATCGTCCGCTTCGCCGTGTCGGTCGTCGGAGGCTCGACGTCCGCCGCGAAGTCGACCACGGAGAAGGTGTGCGCCGGCTCCCCGGCGAACTGCCGCGGGGTGATGTCCCCGACGCGGATCGCCGGCCGGCCGGCTTCGAGCGCGGGCGCCGCCGCCGGCTGCACCGCGGCCCGGGGAGGCGGACCCGGGATTTTCAGGAACGTACGGATCTCCGCGGAGTCGACCACGTTCATCTCCTGCAGGGTCTTGTAGTACGAGGCCTGCGAAGCCGGGTCCGCTTCGAGGTATTCAGAGAGATCGAAGACCACCGCGTACCCGCGGCGCGTGACGTCCCCCATGGTGAGCCGGTCCGTGATCGCCTTCATGATCGGGCGCCGGCCTTCGTTGATCTTCGAGATGCGCCGGTCCACCGCGTTGAAGTACGTCCGGGACGTCGTCGACACCCCGAGGTCTTCCGGGTCTACGCCGAGCCCGTTCGCGATCTCGATCGTCACCTGTTTCTGCAGCTCCGCAAGCTGCAGATCAGCGAGGGACGGAGCGCTCACGTCGACCCGCCGGACCTTCGACGGCATCCACGCCGTCGAGCTGCGCCGCACCTCCGACCGCCACCGCGCCAGGAACGGGCCGATCTCTTCGTCCGTGAACGGCGTGATCGACGGGTCGTCGGTGTCCGTGAAGTAGTCGAGCGGCCGGGGGTTCTCCGCGTACGTCGCGGCCAACGTGTCGAGCAGCACCGCGCGCCGGACCGTCCGGGCCATGGCGACCAGCAGCGCCGGATTTGGGGAGTCGAAGCGGATCATCTCCGACATCGGAGTCCGGACGCCGTCGACCCACAGCCACCGACCCGGAGGTTGCACGTCCTTCGGTCGCGGAGGATCGACGGACACCTTCCCGACCGGGACGTATCGGGCAGACAGCGGGTAGCCGTCGAAGTCGAGCGAGGTCTTTTGCCACCACGCCGTTCCCTCGAAGATCAGATCTTCGACGGTGCGCGTCAGCGTGACGACGTTCGGGACGTCCGGGTCGATCTGCCGGAACAGCGGATGATCAACCGGGTCAATGCCGCGCCGGAGCATGAGCGGCAGGGTCGCGATCGAGCACACTTCGTTCCGGCCGCGGAGCACCGCGGGCACCGACAGCGCGACGTCGCGCGACACCCGGCGATCCGACAACGTGTTGAGGCTCGCGAGGAGCTCCGCGATCGGCTTCGGTGTCGAGTCGAAGAGGTAGCCGGGTCCGCCGGTCATGGTGACGATCTGCCGGACCACCGCGCCGGCCCAGCTCCGTACCGCTCCCCACCACTGCATACGCGGAGTGTAGACGATCAACCCGCAACGTGGACCGTGCCGGAGACCTCCCGCGGCTTCGGGAGAGTCCGGGCAAGGTGCGCGGCGCCGGCCACCGCGTAGACCGCGTCACACGGTCCGGACTTCCGGACGAAGATCCAACCGCCGGCCCGGGTGACGCGCTCCGACTCCTCGATCTGCGTGTTGAGCATGTCCTGACCGGAGTGCAGCAGCGTGCCGCCGGCAACCTCCTTCCCGAAGCCCATGCACACGGCCGGAGTCTCGCTGCGGATCTCCTCCACCTTCATGCCGCGCGGCCACCGGGACGCCTTCATGCCGGCCGCGACCGCGGCGCCCGGACCGTTCGGCAGCCACCCCAGCACCCGCGGGTTGATCTCCGCGATCAGACCCGGAAGCGCGCGCTCAAGCTGCGCCGCCGCCGCCGGCCCGGTCCACTCCCGCACCGTCTCCACCCGGACGAAGTCGCCGGCCACCACCGCGGCCACGCCGAGCGTCGCGTGGTCGCCCTCCTCGGAGATCTCGAAGCACGCGGCCAACCGGCGCCGGTCACCTTCGAGCGTCCCCGGCTCGTTCGCGTCCGACCAGCGCCGCGGGTCGATCGCCGCGTTGAGCAGCTTCACCCGGACGCACATGCGCTCCGTCCGGAAGCCGGCCAGCGCGCGACCGCCGAGCCGCTTCGCCCGGGCGCCAGCCTGCACGAGCACATCGAGATCGAGCCCGTACCCGACGCGCGGGTTCGCCTGCAGCAACGCGTCCACGTCGTCCGGCTCCGCGTCCTCCGGCGCCGACCATTCGAGCAGCCCTAGCCGCGGGTCACCCACGCCGGTCTCGATGAACTCCCGGGCCGAGTCCTGATGATCGTTGAGCACCACGGACCGCGCGTCGCCCGCGTTCGTCATGCACCAAATCTGCGCGTGCTGCGGCGAGCAGGCCGGCTCCATGGCATCCCACGCGTCGTAGCTCTTGTGCTGACGGAGCTCATCCATGATCCCGCGATCGATGGTGAGCGACCGGCCGCCCTCCTCGTTCGCGGCGCCGATCTTGTAGCGGCACCCGTCGTAGGTGAAGGACTCCGTCGATCCGTTCTTCCGGACGAGCCACTTGTTCCCGGGCGCGTGCCGGTCGTGGAACAGCGGCGTACGGCGCGCGAGGTTCACCGCCTTACGCCAGGACTCCTCCGCGTAGACGAGCTGCGTCGACGTCCCGAACGTCATCGGCCAGCGCTCGCGGAACTGCCAGAACAGCGACAGCACCACGGGGAGCTCCGTCTTCCCGTTCTGCCGCGCGACCATGAGCAGCACGATCCGGAACCGCGGCCGGCCGTCCGGCAGGAGCTCGCCACCGCGGATCACCGCGACCTCTTGCCACGGCAACAGAGGGTGACCGATCTCCTTCGCGAAGTCGATCACCGCGAAGCCGTACGAAGTATCAGGATTCAGGTCACGAAGGGGAGCGGTCGCGATGCGCGGCTCCGCGCTGCCCACGATCGGGGGTGCCTGCGCCAGAATGGTCACGATCCGTCACGACCCGGGCGCCGGGGAGAGAGAAACGGAACAG